TACAACACCCTGACGGAAAGCAAGCTCGAAGTCCGGCCCACGCAGGAAAACCTCGAACTGCTGCGGGAAGGCCGCTGGCTCAAGCGCAGCGACAGTAATGTCCCCATGCGCATCTGCCACCGGTGCAACGAGAACCAGGACGCGAACCTTGTCTGCACCTTGTTCCCGGCCACCTGGATCTTCTCGAAGCGCGTCAGCACCGAGACCGTCAAGGACGAGAACGCTGAGTCGGCCATGCGGCGATTGGTAGCCGCGATGCAGCCCTGGCCCCGGCTGGAGCTGGGCAGCGCGGTAGGGTTCGACACCCGCTACACCGCCCAGACCTCCGGCGGCAGTCTACTGGAATATTTCACCACCCTCGGCGCGGCCTGTGACCTAGGCTTCCGGGTGGTCCTCAGCGGCAAAAACACCGACAAGAAGCTCATCTTTGAAGTTTTCAGGCCCACGGCTGACCCCAACAACCGATTCTCGACCAAGTGGGGTAATCTGCAGGGGGCCAGTTGGGCGTTTGGAGATAACGACTATGCCAATGTCGCCATCGTGCAGGGCGCAGGTGAAGGAGAAAACCGCGCCACCGTGACGGTCGGCCTGACCGACGCCGCTGGTGCCGAACGGCGGGAACTCTACGTGGACGCCCGCGATGTCCAGCCCGACGAGGAAAAGGGCGAGACCAACCAGAGCGCCGACTATTTGCAGCGCCTCATGGACCGGGGCACCAACAAGCTGCTGGACCAGCTTCGCACCGGCAGCATCGAGATCAGCCTCGACGCCGACCTTGCTCCCGGCGATGTGGCGTTCTGCACCCTGCCGGAGCTGGGCTACCGGGCGACGGTCCGAGTGGCCGACGTCATCACACAGAGTCAGGCCGACGAGACCACCCGTACCCTGCGGCTGGGAACGCCGGTCTGGCACAGGCTCTAAGGAGGGATATTTTGAGCGCAATCACGACCTATCCCCTCAACGGCATCGACTACGACGCCCGCGACGCAGCAGGCTACAACGCCACCCGTACCTCCGGCGTGTACAGCGCCGAGGAGGACTTTGCGGTCACGCCCGTAGGCGGCGTCAAAGTGACCGTGAGCGCGGGGCATGGCTGGGTCCGGCCCGCGCGGTTCGAGGGGTACAGCATCATCATGCGGGAGGCAGAGACCCTGACCCTCGCCCTAGCGGACGGCCAGCGGCCCCGCATCGACCGCATCGTCCTGCGGTTCGACGCGGCCAGCCGGAAGAGTTCTCTGCTCATCCTGCAGGGCACCCCGGACACCCAGCCCACGGCACCGGTCATCTCCCGCACCGCCACCGTGTACGACCTCTGCCTCGCGGAGGTCACGCGCCCGGCGGGCAGCACGGCAATCACCGCAGGCAACATCACGGACACCCGGCTGGACGAGAGCCTGTGCGGCATCATGCGGGACGCTGTGACGCGCATCCCTACGGACCAGCTTTTGAAGGCAGCCCAGGCGCGGATCAACGCCCTGGAGGAAAAGGCAACCAACAGCGCCAACGCTGCAGCCAAGAGCCAGAGCGCCGCCGCAAATAGCGCCAGCGTAGCAGCATCCAGCCAGAAGGCCGCTGCAAGCAGCCAGAGCGCGGCTGCAAGCTCCGCGAGGGCAGCGAAAGCTTCGGAGAGCAATGCGGCTTCGTCCGCTTCTGCCGCCGAAGCATCCGAGACCAATGCAGCAGCCAGTGCAGAGGCCGCAGAGGCCAGCAAGACGACGGCTGTAAAAGCCGAAGAAAACGCAGCAAAAAGTGCAGCATCTGCCAAGGAACAGGCAGACCGCGCTGCAGCAATCGTCAGCACGGATAAGACCTTGCGCATCGACGGTGCACCGGCAGATGCGCAAGCGGTCGGCGGCGAGTTGGATGAGCTGATGTCGATGCTCGTGACCGGCAGGCTGACCTTCGGGTTGTACACTGACGCAGGCGCTGTCCTGTGCACCTCGGACGCCGCGCAGCTGACCGCAGAAAAACACATCTAACAAGGGAGGATACTATGGCAAGTGCAAATGTACCTATTACAAGCCTTCCGCAGGCAAGCACGGTAACAAAAACTGACCAGATTATCTTGCAGGGTGGCAGTACCCAGAGGGTCACCCTATCGAAGGTCTTGTCTGATCTGAGCATCGTAAACCCGGATATGGCGCAGGACACCATGCTCCGCATTATGGTGCCCAACGGCGCAGGCGCGCATAACGCCACGTTCCGTGGCAAGAATCTGGGCGGCAGTCTGACGTCTGCACAGGCCGCACAGATCAGTGCAGGCACGTTTCAGGATCTGTATCTGGGCGATTACTGGTCTATCGGCGGCGTAAACTACCTGATCGCAGGCTTTGACTACTGGCTGAACACCGGCGACACGCCTTGCACCAAGCACCATGTCGCGGTCATCCCGCAGAACCATTTGTACACCGCAGCCATGAACGAGACCAACACCACCGAAGGCGGCTATGTCGGCTCTCAGATGTACAAGACCGGTCTGGATCAGGCAAAGCAGACCTTTGCAAACGCCTTTGGTGCAGCGCACATCCTGAACCACCGTGAGTGGCTGGTCAACGCGGTCAGCAACGGCAAGCCGTCCGGGGGCGCATGGTTCGATAGCACTATTGAGCTGCCCAACGAAAACATGATGTACGGCAGCCATATCTTTGCTCCTGCGTCTGACGGCAGCACCATCCCGCAGAACTACACAGTCTGTAAGTCGCAGCTGCCGCTGTTCCGGCTCGCACCGCAGTACAGTTTTACCCGCTCCTACTGGTGCTGGCTGCGTGACGTTGTTTCGGCCACGTATTTTGGCCACGCCGACTCCGATGGCCTTGCCGCCTACAACAACGCCTCCAATGTCGGCGGCGTGCGTCCGGTCGGGGGTATCTGTTAATCCTGAATCCGGCGCGGCTTGTCCGCGCCGGGAGTGAGTAAGAGAGAAGGTTTTTCTATGTCCTCTGTCCCTGTAAGTCAGCGCAAGCCGTCCCGGCTAGAAGCCCACCATCTGGCTTTGGCTCTTGGCCGTAGCCTGACGGATCTGCTGTCCCGCTCTTTGGGGTTGAGCAAGCAGAAGATGGAAGCCCGGATTGCGCAGCGGATCCGCACCGTTACCCTGCCTTATGGGCCGGAGTATGATGCCGAGATCCAGCGGATCAGGGACGAGGAGACCGCCTTTGTGCACCGGATGATTGACCGGGAAAGTGATCGTGTGCTGGATCTGTTCCGGCAGATCCCGCTGCGGTTGAGAGCCGCAAATTCCATCTGGCCCACCTGCGCGGACGAGTATCACGCCCGCCGGGTAGAGCTGGATTATGCGATCTCTGCCAGCTGGCAGCTGCACGATGAACTGCAATATATTGTGGAATCGCTCCCGGTAAACATCAACCGCTATACAGAGCTGGTGCTGCAGATCGAAACGATCATAGCCTGCACCAAGAGCCTGCGCGCCTCTGACAAAAAGCGCTTCGGCAAGTTTGATGATGAATCTTCTCTTCAGTCCTTAGTTACTGAATTAGGGCAGTTTTTGCATACTATTTCGGCCACGAATTTTGGCAACGCCAACAACAATGGCAATGCCAACTACAACAACGCCTCCAATGTCAACGGCGTGCGTCCGGTCGGGGGTTGATTTCGCAACTTCCCCGCGATAGGGGTTTGACCCCTTGAAGCTCTGCGAAAGGAAAGACTGTCCTTTCATGGATCTACCATGATAAATGCCCCTGTGTGGGTGTCAACAGTGACGGCTCCAGTTACGACTGATGAACCTATTGTGCTGTTTTTACGCGGAATTTTAGTAAGAAGCAATGAGCAAATACACTGACGCAAATATTTTATACCACGCCGGTTCCAAGGCCATGAAGGGCTCAAAGTTCAAGTACAACACGCAGTTGTTTGAGATCAACCAGCTGATGGAAACAGCAAAGCTGCAGAAGGATCTCCAGAACGGAACCTACACCCCGAAGGTGGGCACCCGCTTTACCATCCGGGAACGCGGGCACGAGCGGTATATCACCAGCGCGGCTACAAGGGACAAAGCGGTGAACCACGTCACCTGTGACGAGTACCTGACCCCTTTGTTGCAGAAGTATTTGCAGTACGACAACACGGCCTCTCAGGTGGGCAAGGGTGTTGAACTTGAGCGCAGGCGGTTCGAGATCCATCTGCGGCAGTATTACGAACGGGAGGGCACCAATGACGGCTTTGGCCTCTTTGCCGATTTCTCCGGCTATTACCCGAACATCCATCACGACATCTGCCTTGATCAGTTTGACCGGTATCTTGCCCGTGAGATCACCGATCCTGCCGAGTTGGCCGAGGTCAACGGGCATCTGCGCGGTACGTTCCAGACGTTTGAACTGGATGTGTCCCGCTTCTCCGACAAGGAGATCGCCCGGATGTATCAAACCAAGGTCAGCCCAACGCTCAACTGCGGCGTACCAGCGACCGCCCTGACCGGCGAGAAGATGCTGCGCAAGGGCGCTGACATCGGGAATCAGGTATCCCAGAACGCCGGGATCTTCCTGCCGCTGCCGATTGATAATTACATCAAGATTGTTTGCGGCATCCCGGAGCATGGCCGGTATTCAGATGATTTTTACGCCCTCAGCAAGGACAAGCAGACCCTTGTAGATCTGCTGGACACCGTCCGGGCACTCTGCAAGGCGCAGGGCCTTATCCTTAACGAGCACAAGACCCGGATCTGCCGGTTGTCCGATGAGTACCGGCACCTGCAGGTGTGTTATTCCCTGAAGGAGGACGGCACGATCACACGCCGGATCAATCCCAAGTCGATCACCCGCGAGCGGCGCAAACTCAAAGCGTACAAGCGGCTACTGGATGTCGGGAGAATCACCTACCAAGAGATAGAGAACGCTTATAAGTCATGGATCTGCGCCCACTACCGGTATATGTCCCGGCAGCAGATCCAGCACATGAGCAGCCTGTACAGAGAGCTGTTCGGAAAGGACCCAACATGGAAGAAAAAAGGTTATGGGAGGTTACGCTGGCTGATGGCTCCAAAATCAGCAGCCTGACCCTCAACGGTAACAACTTCTGCTCCGACAAGGAGCTGACCGCAGCCCAGTTCGAGGGCAAGCTGGCCAGTGTAACCTGCACTGATGGCAAGCAGAGCTACACGATGACTAACGCGGAGCTGGTGCAGATCCTGCCCGGCTCTGTCACCCCGGACGGTCGCTGGTGGTTTATCTTACGGGAAATTCCAGAGGATGAAGTCGTTAAAGCCAAGACTGAAAAACGTTTTTCTTCGCTGGAAGCGGCAAACGACGACATTGTGCTCATGATGGCTGATTTGATTGGAGGAAGCAATAAATGAAAACTTTGAACAGCAACCTGAAACTCCGCATCATGGTGCGGGCATTCCGCATCCGGCTGAACAACGGCGAAGCCTTTGAGGAAATCGCGGCGGATTACCCGGCCCTGACCACCGACGACCTGGAAGCCATCCAGGCCGGGCTGAACAAGTAATGGAGGCTGCTATGGACAAGACCATCATGGACGTATCCCGCTGGCAGGGCAGCATTGACTGGGACGCGGTGAAGCGCAGCGGCAAAATCGACGGCGTGATGCTGCGGGCGCTGGGGTACAAGGGCGGCAAGCCCTACGTAGACCAGACCTTCGAGCGCAACTATGCCGCCTGCGCCGCACGGGGCATCCCGGTGGGCGGCTACTACTACACCTGCGCCCAAACCCGCCAACAGGTGGAGGATGAGCTGGCCACCCTGAAAGCCATCTTGACGGGCAGGACCTTCCAGCTGCCTGTGGCCGTGGACGTGGAGGACCCGAAGCTCCGTGGGCTGGGCCCCGCCAAGTTGGCGGCGCTGGTGGCCCAAGCCGCTGCCCGACTGGAAGCGTGGGGGCTGTATGCCATGGTGTACACCTACGCCAATTTCGCGGCCACCGCGCTGGACATGGATGCCCTTGCTGCCTATGACCTCTGGCTGGCCGATTATCGCGGCAAGCGTCCCCCCCGCCCCCACGGGATGTGGCAGTACACCAGCGAGGGGCGCATCTCCGGCGTAAGCGGCCCGGTAGACCTCAGCCACGCTTACAAGGATTACCCGGCCATCATCCGGCGGGCGGGTCTGACCCGGATGAAGGAGGTGTGACACCGATGTGGCAGTTTCTCATGCAATACTGGGCCCAGTGGGTCTGTACGCTGATCGGTGCGGGCATTCTGGCTGCGCTGCCGAAGATCAAGGCCCTCTGGGACGCGGTGCTGGCGCTGCTGCACGACCGCATCTACGCCGAATGTTACCGGTTCATGGAGCTGGGGTACATCACGCAGGACGGTCTGCGAAACCTGGGATACCTATATAAGACTTACCACATGATGGGCGGGAACGGCACCGGCACGGAACTTTACAAGCGCGCCAAGGCGTTACCCATCCACACCGTATAACGGAGGATTTCAAAATGGACAAAAAAGTATCGACCGCGACCATCGTCCGGACCGTCTGCCTCGCTCTGGCTCTGGCCAACCAGCTGCTCAGCGCGGGCGGGCACAGTGTGATTCCCATCGACAACGAGACCGTGAACCAGCTCGTAACCGCTGGGGTGACCATCGTGACGGCTATCGTGAACTGGTGGTATAATAATTCGTTCACGGAAGCCGCCATCGAGGCAGACAAGACCTTTGAGCGCGAACGCCTAAAGGATAAGCAGTAAGAGCAACAGCCCCACCGTCTCGGATGATTTCCGGATGGTGGGGCTGTTTTTGTTTATCGCATTCTGACACATATCGTCGCATTCTATCGCATTTGACACATTTCGGCAGTTTCCGGTTAAAGTTGGATTAACTGGAAAGGATGTGCAAACATGATCGACGTAAACGAAACCCTGAGCAACAAGATCGACGATGTGCTCCGCCCGCTGGGCATCACCCGCAGCTTCCGTTCTTACCGCGCTCTGCGGGAGTGCATCATACGCATCTGCGAGCAGGAAGACCGGCTGGAGGCGGTTCAGAAGGAAATCTACGAGCCCATTGCAGAGACGCAGCACTGCAAGTGGAAAGCCATTCAGGGCGTTGTTCGCCGGGCTGCGAAGCTGGCATGGGAAGTCAACCCGGACGCGGTGCGCGTGATGGCCGTGTACCCGCTCACCGGCTGCCCCAGCGCGGTGCAGTTCTTGGAGATGGTGTACAATGCCGTGGTAAGAGGGTGACAAACAAACGCCGGGAGTCTCCCCTGCCCCGGCGGTTGTTTTAATGTAGCTCTAAAAACGGGTTGCAGAATGGGTTACAGCAAAAGAAAAGCACCCAGAAACTTACGTCTCTAGGTGCTATTTCTTGGTGGAGCGAAGCAACCTAAATCCGAACCATTGCCCTCTGGGGCATCTTTGGCGGCGATCTCATCGAAAGTGATGGTTTTTGTGCCGTCTTTGTAGTTGAATGTAATCAAAACTTTTTCATCATAGAGATAAACAGCGTTCACAAACGTATTGATGAGCGTTTCCCGGTGGCTTTTCACGTTCGGGTCGAGCTTGCGGAACCGGGTCAACCAGAACCGAACCTGATTTTCGCTCAACCGTGGCCGAGCGATTTTTTCTTCGGCGATCCGAATCTCAAGTTCTTTCTGCTGGGCTTCCAGCTTTTCCAAACGCGATTTAGTGGAGTTTGTCAGCACACCTGCTTGGATGGCGTTCAGCATATTCTCAATGCCGTTCTCTACCTCGCGCATCTGCTTTTCCAGCAAAGGGAGTGTGGTGTTTTCCTGTTCCTGCAACTCCATCACTTCTGCAACGATGGCATCAATCACGGCATCGTCCTGAATCAACTTCATGGTTTCAGCTATGACCAAATCTTCCAGCCACTCTTTACGGACGGTCTTTTTCTTGCAGGTCTTGAAACGCTTCGCGGTGGCGCACTTATAAT